TACCGCGAGTAGCTGTAGGCATTTCACTTTCCTCGGGACGAAAAAAAGCCTGCTCAGGGCAGGCTTGCGGGTATTAATTTGCTTTCCGGTTAAGTCAGTCAGACCGTCGTGAGGTGATTACTCCTACCAGACAGAGACTTGATCAACTCGGAAATTAGGGTTTTCTCATGCGTCGGAAGACTGGAGTAAATCAGCAGGAATTCGTACTCATCTGGCTCTGCTTCAACATCAGGGCCAATTGATCGATGGCCAGTGAGAACGTAAAGGACATCAACTCCAATTGCTGCTACACGGGCCAGGTACGAAGCATTTGGACTTCGTTCACCAGTCTCGTACTTCACCTGCGCGTTGGCGCCAACACCACCGACTGCGCCAAAGTCCTTCTGGGTAAGCCGTAAACGTACCCGTTCGCTTTTCAAGCGGAATGCAACCTTACTCATGAATCGACCCATGCAACATCCGAATGAATTGAATTCTAAAAATATCAAATCCAAATAAGTTTGTTAATCATGTGTAGCTGTAACAAGACGCGGCGCTTGGCCGTCAGCTGGATAGCTGGAATTTGTAGTCGCTGATCGCCAGCAGTAAACCCCGTGATGGCGCTCCGATCTAACCAAGCTTTTCAGGCGTTAACTGATATTGATCACTTTGAGCGGCCCTTTCTTTTTCTTGCCGTCGGCATCGGCCTTGCCTTTGTTGCCCGCGTTGCACTCGACCGTTGTCGTCCATCCCGACTGGGTCCAGGTTTGTTCCACTGAATCGACTAGGTACGTCCCGTCCGCCCCATCCTTGAAGCCCTGGGCCGTAACCTTACTTTCCGCAAACAGATCAGTTCGCCCGTTCATCTCCAGCCTGACCCCGGCCGTGGACCGATTGAAGGCATCAATCCGGGCTTTGGCCGACGCTTCAGCAGCAGACTTGTTCGGATGCAAGTGGCGGTCTGTATGCACCGGCGGCGTTCCTGCAGGAGCGCTGTCGTTGCCAACATCGACGACCTTCAAATCGCCCTTGCCATCTTTGTACCCGGCCCGGGCGCCCTTCTTCACCGTGTCGTCAGAGAACCTGAACTGCCAACGGCTGACGTCGGTACGGCTTATCGTCACCGTGGGCAGATCCTTGCCGGTGGCGCTCTTGCCTTCATCCTTGGGCAGCACCAGCAGCTTGCCGTCAGCGACCTTGGCTGTGCAGCCGTACTGGTTGGCCAGGCGAGTGATGAAGTTGATGTCGCTCTCACCCAACTGATCAGCACGCTCAACGATGGTTTGGACCGGGCACACCGGTTCCAGCTCATTACGCTTGGCGACCTCGGCCACAATGTCGGAGAGGGTAACGCCTTCCCAGCTCCCATTTCGGGTTTCCTTCGCGCTGCCGCGTGTCTCCCCCGACTTGCTGCGAATGACGATGGTGTCCGGCGGACCGGATACCTCCACCTCATCAACGGTGTAAGTCCCGAGCAAGGTCAGCTTGTCGCTTTCCCAACCCAGCCACACTTCGATCTTGACCCCTTTGCGCGGCAAGGCAACCGCTCCATCACGGTCATCAATGCGCAGCTCGAAGTCGTCCGAATCTATCCCAGGCTTATCGACTGTACGCGCCAACAGCAGCCGATCATTGATCAGGTCAGTGATGTCCTGACCGTTTGCAACTATGCGGTGAACGGGACGCATCAAACCTCCTGAAACGCAAAGGCCCGCGCAAGGCGGGCCAATTAATGAGTTAGCTATCCAGATAGCCGCAGGTCAATCCCAGAGCGCGACAGACGCCGTGGCCACTGCCACTGGCAGATCCGGCAGCACGATCAGCAGTCCCACCCGGAAAGGTTGAGGCTCCCGAGCAAGACCTTCGTTTGCCTCCAGCACGGCCTCGACCGTACCGCGCAAATGCCCGTAGAAGTGCTGGCAAATGGTGTCGAGCATGTCACCGTCAGACGTTCTGCATGTCGTCACCATATCGAGCGAACTCCAGGCTAAAGGCTTGTTTACGAGGTATGCCGCCGGTGAGCAGCGCACTCTGTTCGTCGTCGACGCTCAACAAGCACCAGTTACCCAGCACCAGGCCATAGCCCGTCGTGAGCAGCAAAGGCTTGAGCTGCTGGCCGAAGCTGCGCAGGCGATCCAGTTGCTTGAGACCACCCTTGAAGCCCGGGAAGATCGCACCCTTGATGCTCAACTTCTCAGCTCCGACGCCAACTGCCTGCTGAGCAGGCCTCCGCATCAGCCGCTCCTGCTCGGCCCAGCGAAACGCCGACGAACGACGCAACTCATCGAAAGCGGCTGTGTCGAGGTTGAAGTAATACGGCTGAATGCCTGACTTCGAGTCGAGGAACTGCATGATCATGAGGTGCGCGTGGCCACCCACCGCTTCGGGCGCTGGCGTCACCTTCGGAGCAATCGCAGCAGTGGGCAGCACCACCTCCATCTTGGTACCGGTCTTGGTGGCAAGTTTGTCGATAGCAGCCTCGGCCCGGGCGCCCTGCTCTTTGAGAACACCCACGCGATCCTGCACCTGGGCCAGGCCAGTGGCAGCCTTGTTGTAGGTCGAGACAACCCGATTGATGCCCGACTGGGCGGCACTGATCGCTCCGGTCACACGCCGCAGCTTCTGCCCTATCAGGTCGCCCACAACGGGCAACCCTTCCAGGTCATCGGCCGCCGACGAGATGGAGCTGATCGCCCCGTTCACCGGGCTGATCATTCCCGCCAGGTCTTTGCGGCCGGTCTCCCCGGCCTCGACCATATACTTCAGCCCACCTTGAAGCTTGTCTACATACTCCATCTACCCCCCTTGCACATGGGCTTCGTCATACATGCTGCTGCGCCCGGCCTGCCGACCGATGTCCCGCAGCCTGCGTTCCAGCTCCGGCATCAGCCGATCAATGATGCCCTTTGGATCCTTCGCATCGCCCTGAACCACCAGGCTGATGGTCGGTGATATCTGGACGTTCTGTTGCTGCACCGGCGCCGGTGCAGCAGGAGGGGCAGCCTGAGCCATCATCAGTAAAGGCGTCCCTGATGCGCTCGACTTGTCGAATGAGCGTGCGACATCGCCCAATGCGGGCAACGACGGCGTAGCAACGGCCGGTTGATCCCCACTCGCTGCCGTCTCGGCTTCAGGCTCATCGTCCCCAAACCACTTCTTGCCCGCCCATGCACCCAGGCTGTCACCGCCCATCCCCCCCAGGAACGCGCCAATAGCGCCGCCAACGACAGTGCCGATGACGGGTACTACCGAACCAATCGCAGCACCCGCCGCAGCACCGGCCATTGTTCCCGCCAACCCACCTGCGGCTGATCCGTATCCTTCGGCCTTGTCGTTCTGGGTTTCAGCGTTCTGGTAGGTGTCGAGTACTTTCGCCCCGGCCTCAATGATCGACCCGCCGGGAATCGCTTTACCCAGCCCGCCGACCTTCGTGGCCACGGCACCCAGCCGAGCCATCGCGCCAACCCGGGGAACAGCAGGGACAGGAGGTACATGGGGAACCGGCGGCGTCGGGGGAACAGGTCCGCGAGCAGGTGGCCGGGCAGGACCATTACGCCGTCTCCGAGAGCGGCGGCGCCGAGCAGGGCCATCGCTGGCTCCGCCACTTGAACCTGCACCAGGGACACCACTGCCGCCGATCTCCGAGGCATTAACGACAAAGACCTTCTGGGGATCCTTGTCGCCGTCTTCACCCTTGCCATCGCCCTTGCCTTCCGCGAAGGACTCGAACACCTTCAGGCCCGCATCAATCAAGGCTTCACCGGGTTTCGGTGCCTCGCCCTTATCCCCGCCCTTGTCATCAGCACCTATGGCCTTTCCTTTGTAAGCACTCACGCCCGCGACGAGCAGGCCCTTCAGCGCCTCGGCCTTGCCCGGTTTGCTGTCCTTGTCATCCTCATCGGCTTTCTTGTCCTTGCCGTCATCAGCACCTTTGCCACGCCCGGCCAGGGCACCGCGCCCCAGATTCAGCAGCCCCTTGCCGACCTTGAATGTGCTGATGACAGACAGGACTGTGGCGACCGCAGCGCCTGCGCCAACGAGCCCCATGGCAAGCGCCGGGGTTTTATCGCTGACATCGGTGATGCTCTGCGCCACTTTGGTCAGCGAGGTGGCCACCACGTCAGTCACCGGCCGCAACGCATCACCGATGCTGCGCATCGCATCGTTCATTGCCTGCCCGGTCTCGGCCCACTTCTGTGCCGAGGTATCACGACGCTCTGCCAGGTTCTTGTCCAAGATACCGCTGGCATCGTTGGAGTCCTTTTTCAACTGCTCGTACAGCTGCTTGTTCTGCATGTAGCCCGTGAGTGCGGCCTTGACCTGCATGTCGGCAAACAAGTCGCCGGTGCGCAGGGCGCCTTCCAGGCTGGCCATCATTTCTTTGGCCTTCTTCGGATCGGTCTCCTTGCTGATGCTGGCCATGGCCTCCGACATCTGCTTGGCTTTCTTCGGATCGGTGGTTTCAACGTACTTTTGCGCCAGTGCAAACGACGTCTCCAACGTGGACTTGCCGTTCTTCAACCCTGTGTTCATTGACTTCTGATAGTCAATACCGGCGTCCTTGTACGCCTTGACCACGTCGCCAGAACCGATCTTGCTGATCCAGTTTTTTAAGTTGTTCGCCGCCTCATCGGATGAGCCGGCGGTTTTCATTTGCACCTGCAGCATTGCGCCCAGTTGCGTCACGGCGTCGGTTCCTGTGATCCCCATGTTGCCCATCTGCGCGAGCAGGTCCGGGAACCACTTGGCCATGTCACTGGCCTCGAACGAACCGGCCTGGCCTTGGTAGGCAATCGCCTCCAGCGCTTTCTGCATTTCCTTGGGATCAGTGATCTTGGCGTTCTGGCCCAGAGCGTTGATCATTTTGGCTGTGTCGACACCGTCAGCCCCCTGCCCGACGACAAACTTTGAAGCGACCGGCACATAGGCCAGCGCCTGCTTCAAGTCCATACCAGCGCCTACCAGGGCATTCACAACGCCCGCCACATCATTACGGGCCATGCCGGTATCCCGCGATGTATCGATGATGGTGCGAGACATTTCAGCCTCTTCAGGCTTATTCGCGATACCGGACTTGATCGCGATGTCTCGAATGATCGCGCCGTACTCAGCGGAGACCTTCGTTGAAGCGGCAGCGACACCCACGGTACCGGCCGCCACCATGCCCGCCTGGACAAACCTGGTCTTGCCTTGATCGAGCTGCTCCCTGCCCTTGCTTTTCAGCTCAAGCGCCTGCGCCTGGCGTCCTGCCTCCACATAAGCCTTGCCCAGATTCCGCACCTCGACACCCTGCTTACGCAGCACCGCTAGGTTGTTCTCCAGTTTCGATAGCAGGCCGTCAGCCGCCGCTGATCCCGCCGTGTGCGCTTGGCGCCACTCCTGCTGCAACCGGCGGGTTTCGCCGATCATTGATTGCAGCACCCGGGGTTTTGACTTGATGGCATCCAGGCGCTTGACCTTGCCCTCGACGTCCTTGAACGCGGCGCCCAGCGAAGGGCTGACCGCGCCGCCCAAGACCAGGCCGATCTTCATTTCGTTCGACATAACTGCGCCCTCGCCCGTGGCGGTTCAATCCATGAACCACCAGGCCATTTCTAACAGCGTCATCTCTTCGATTTCGGTGCGCGTGAACCCGGTTTCCCGGGCCAGGCGCCTCGCGGCCTTTTCTAGCAGCCCGTAATCAAAGCCCGTCGTCCTGGTAAAGACGAAAATAGCCTTGCTGCAGGCGGCCATAGTCCTTGATATCCAGCAGATCCAGATCCGCAACAGGAATCTTCGCCATACTGGACAGCAGCATCATTTCTTCAGCCTCTTCATCGGTGGGGTGCGCCTTACGGCACGCCCTGACCAACCGGATGTTGGGCGACTCCAGCTTGATGCGATCGACCTTCACACCGTTGAACTCACGGGGGTGGCGCAGTCGGATCGTCGCGGTATCGTGATCGACCGTCATCCATTCAGGCAGGGGCACGGTGGTGGCTTCTTTGGTCATGTTTGCTCCTTAAATACCGAGGTGCTCGCGCACTTTTGCCAGTTGATCCACGCCGTCGATCACACGGATACAGTTCAGGATGTCGATCTCGTACATCACCGCCCCGTCGATCTCGAGCTTGAAATAGTTGAGGTTGGCCGCGTATTTGAACTCGGCCTTTTCCCCGGCTTTCCAGTCGCCGAAGTCGACCTCGGTAATCATTCCGCGAGCCGTACAAATGACCCCCACGGCATTACCGTGCAGATCCTTGAAGGAACCACGCCAGGACGAGTCGAGCGACGAGCCGCTGGCCAGGCCGTAGATCTTCAGGGCCTCCTTGCGAATGCCGGTCATGGTCCAGCTCAGATCAAGCTTGTTCATGCCCTGGTCCATATCAACCGGGGCATCCATGCCCCCGTTGCGGATCTCTTCCGTTTTCAGCCCGACCTTCGGCAGGGTGAACGAAGGCACATCGCCCGCGAAGCTGATGCCGCCGATGAATGCGTTGATGTTGTACAGCGTCTGGGGAACCATCATGGGTCAGTGCCCTCCTTACGAGCGGGTGTCCAATACTTCGGTGATCCACTGGTTCGTGACATCGACCAGGAACGTGGGGTTTTCGGCAGGCGGGGTATCCGTGAAGCGGACTTGCCAGTAAATCTTGCCCTCCTCCAGCTGGGTCGCCGTGGTCAGCTCCAGATCCAGGTAGACCTCGAAGTTGATCACGGCCCCTTTGCTCTTGAGGTCACGCATAAAAGCGGAGACGGTCTCGGTGACGCTCTTCACGTAGCCCCGGGTGATCGGCATGTCCACGAACGGCTTCATGCCGTAGAGCAATGCGGACATGACCATGTCGCGAGTCCGTACCCGGGTGACAAACGCCCACTTGGAGTCGGATGACAGCGTGCGGTTGCCCCACAAGCGGTAGCCATCGTCGCGGATGACCGTGGCGATGTTCGCCCGGTTGAGCAGGTTCGCCCGGCAGGTCGGGTCGCCATCGAGAAACTCGACCGAGCGCGTGGTACCGGTGATCCCGGTGAACTCCTTGTTCGACGGCGAGGCCCAGAAGCCGAACTGAGCATCGGTCCAGGCGTACAAGCCAGCGACGAATGCCGACGCCGGAAAGTCGGTGGTAGCATTCAGCGCCGTGTCCCACATCTGAATGCCAGGGTCGACCATGTACAGCCGCTTGCTACCAAAGAGCGCGGCATAGGCCACAGCCTCTTCATCAGTGGTACCAGGCCCGTCGAGGATCCCCAGACCACCCAGCTTTTCGGCCAGCACATCCATCGCCGTTGCAACCGCCTGGGTGGCGGAATGCTTCGGGGCGATCAACAGCCGCGGCTGAGCGTTGAAGCGGCTCTTTCCATCGAGCAAGGCTTGGAGCCCGGTGCGTGTACCGTCGGCTTTCACACCACCGATAACTGCAGAAGTGAGCGCCGCCGCGTCTGCCACCTTGGCAACACCTACGCCGACGATCACTGCCTTGGCTTTCAGGAATACCGCCTGCGCAGCGCGGGTGATGGCCGAGGCCTCACCCCAGGCCGCGATTGCCTCGCGCTCAGTGGTGACCATCACCGCAACGTCCGGCTTCGCCAGGGCATCGCCTGGCGTGAAAGTGTCCACCAGGCCAATGATCGACGACGATGGGATTGAAACGGTTCGAGCCCCGTTATCCACGGCCGTCACCGTGACGCCGTGATAGAAGTCAGTGCTTGTAGCCATAAAGGCGTTCTCCAGAACGAAAAAACCCGCAGTGCGGGTCAAAGGGGTTGGGGATGGGGTCGTGTGTCAGGGCAGCGGCTTGCCGCGATCCGGCTCGATGCTCAGCTCACAATGATTCGGCTGAAACCAGTCGAGCAATTTGCACAGCACGCAGGCCCAGCGCCTGCCGTCCCGGGCGGCCTTACCAGCACGCGAGCTGATGGTTTCGTCTTCGTTGCCACCGAAGGCGGTGTTTGCCAGTTGGTCAAAGGACACAGCAAGGCGGTGGGCTCGATCACTGCCGCCCAAGACGGCAGCCAACATCCAGAGCCAGCCCACAGCAGCAGCCAGGGCGCACAGCACGGCTAACAAGAACATAGCGATACGCTTTTTCAATCTCACTTCTCCCTGCGTCAGAAACGACAACGCCCCGGCAATGCGAGGCGCTTATGGTCTTGCTGCCTGGGCTACAGGCGTTCAACGTCTTGCACCGGAGCGTCAAGGATCTCCAGCGCTCGACCTTCATCAAGCAGGCCAACAGACTCCAAATACATGACCCCCTCGCGGGTGCGCTCATCGTCAAGGTCGATGAATTCCGCCGCGTCGTTGTCCTTGAAGTCGGCCCGCATCGCAGCAGCCTGTCTGCGCTCTTGCTCGGGGGCAGAAGGATTGTCGATTGCGGCAAACTCCATTGCCGCCTTCTCGGAACGCGTGAACCGCTTACGGAAAGCGAGCACGGTAATCTGACGGCTTCGTACCGCGCCGACTTCCACAACCTCGAATCCATTGCCAGCTGGGTCGGTTACACGATTGTCGCTACATTCCCACACACCAGAAACGAGAACCGGCCTTGTGCTCGATTGAAACTCTTGACCGGTATTCAGACTTTTAAGCAGAAACATCTTCAATACCCCTTCAAGATCGCGCCATAGTTAAGAATGGTGCCTTTATTCCCCATAACAGAAATGGCGGAGTGGTCGAACACCTTTGAAGGACTGCCCTTCAAGTAGTTGATCGTATAGATACCGCTTTGCGCAACAATAGGCACCATACCGCCTGCAACTGCAGAGGCCGACCCAACCCCGACCACCGAGGTATTTGCATACTTTCGGACGGACAAGTTAGAGTTAGTCGTACCAATTGCACTCAAAGTAATTACGGTAAAGTCACCACCCGGAATAATCCTTGTGTAAGGTCCGTATGGCATACTTGCATAAGCGTAGTTATCGAAAGACTCGATATTCTGACCTATCGTATTAAATACACTCAACGCAGAAGATGATGCTCCGCCGCCCGTATTGGGCTCAACACAGGAAATGACAATACGATTGCGCTCATAAAACATGTCGTAGGTTGTTTGTGTGGTCCTGTTTCCGGTAACAGTCATTGCCCACGTTTTAACGACCGCAGCAATGGTGACTTTCGAAAGATTTTGCAGCGACGCACCAGGCGTATAAGACAGCCAAAACGCTGAACCATCGTTAATGAGGCGAAGCCCCGTCAGGGTGACGCCGATAGACGTAAACTCGACTGGAGCCCCCTGCAAAACCCCATCATTTCTGTATACCCGCAGTCGCCCAACATTATTATTAGTCTGGACAACCGCGACGGCAAAGTATCCCGGCAGTGCGCTGATATCGACGGAAAGGTTCGATGCGTCCCCTGCAAAGAACGCAAGGACAATATCAGCTGCGGGCGAGAGAATCGCAATTGAGGATGTACCGCCTACAGAAATTAAAAACGCAACATTTCCATTGTTAAGCTGGGCCATCCGCGTAACGCCGCCAGCAGCTCCAGCTTTGATTACTTTTTTGGCAGTTACAACGTTACCTGAATTGTCGTAGACCGCGATAAGCTGGTCAGCTACCGCCGTTTTCGAGAACGTCAGCATAAAGCCGCCGCCAGCCAAAGCGATCATATCGGCGCCTAACGTCCCCACCGCTTCGACGGTTTCAGGCTGCCTCAGAATTGCCAGAACAGGAGAAAGGATTGCATAACGCAAATTCACCGAATCGCTATAGGTGACAACGATATTACCATCCGACAGATACTCCATCCGAGGCGAGTAGCATGTCGTCTGAAAGTTATCCACTACCACGTAGGAGATAAGAGCGCCGGAAGCAGAATAGCGGTAGACCGCCAAACCATAACCATTCGAGTTATTGCTAGCGCACAAACAAACATAAATGTCACCGTTTGGCGCCTGCATAACGCTGTAGCGGTCCCTCATCGTTGGAGAACTGCCCGAGACAGTGAGCGGAGTCCACAAAAACGTCATGGCCGCAAGACTGGTCGCCGAATAGTCCGTGGTCTGCACCGGATAAGCCAGCCCATCAGGGCCAAGGCAAATCAAGGCATTTGCAGCAGAATCAATACCGGCCTTGAGACCGAACGACCCCGTCGCAATCGAACCAGAGCCCCCTGCCGCAGACCCTGTCCCCACCTGAACAGACTGCGCCAGCAGCGACGGCGCCTTGGGGAAACTCATCAAACCGAAGTTCATTAGAAGTCCCCCCCGAACAGGCTCACATTGATTGCCTCGGCCTTTTCGGTTGACGCCTTCACCGTGCAGCCAGTTGGAATTACCAAGCCACCCAGGAAGTCCACAACCGTTTCAAACGCCGGTACAGATGCGCTTTTCGTGACAGCCGTGATCGGAATCTCAGTGAGCAAGGTGGTAGCGGTCGCGCTGCTAATGAACAAGCGGACCATGCCCGCCGTGGTAGTCACGGTGGCTTTAACCACGCATTTATCTACCCGAGAACCGTTAGCCCCAGCGGCAAAGGTGACAGCGCCCATGACGCCGAGACCATCAAGGTTCGGGTTTGCCGCAATGAGCTGGATCGCCGCGAAACGTGGTAACGACGCAAACTGTGGTTTTTCCGACATGCTAGATATGCCCCTGATTGAATAGCGCCAACCCCATCAAACCGGAGTCGGCCTTGTTGTTGATCTTCAAATTCAGACCATCAATCAGCGCCTGAACCTGAACTTGTGTGAGGTACGCCGAGAGCGCCGAGCCCTTTAAATACTGCGGGTGCGGATCGAGTGCCAAAATGTGCTGGGCCAGATCGGCAGCAAGCGCGTACTGCGGATGCGGGTTCACAGCCAGTAGATGCGCCGCCATGGCGTTGGCAATCGACTGATTGGTTGCCAGCGCAACCGACGGGTCGACCGTCAGGCTAATCACCGCCGAATTGCTCACCTGAATGATCATCTTGATGATCATGTCGGTTGAGGTGTTCTCGGCCAGAAGGGGCTTGTAGCTCTCAGGGAAGTTGCCCAGAGCAAGCGTCTTCCCACCCGCGCCTACGCCGCCGAGCAAGCTGGTCTCGCGCACTGTGAACCCACCGACAGCTGCTGGCAGCACTGCCTCTACTACCAGCCAGGCCGGGTTCGTGGGGTGCTGCGTGATGCTGCTGATGGGGACTCGGTATACCTCTCGAACCATCGTGAGCATCGTTTCGGTGGGCTTCACCGGTGCCCCGCCGCCGTCACCGATCCCCATGTGGGTAATAGGAACTGTGACGTTGGCCGCCCGAGCATTGACCAATTCGGCAATGCCGACCGGGGTCAGGATTGTGTAGTAGTCGCTCATGGCGTCCTCGGATAGATAGTGGTAGTGCCGACGGAGTACTGCCCGGCACCGACGTGAATCGGCGCAGGCGGCGCGGTGATCTCCGAAACCTGGAACGGTTGGATCTCGACGACGATGCCGCCGAGCGTCACCACTCCGGTGTGCAGAGTCGCCATGGTCGCGCCGGACACGACAAGACGCCGCAGATGCGAACGCTCTGCCTTATAAGCGCCGATCAGGCGCTCCAGCTGGGTGAACATCCGCTGCCCCAGCGGACGCTCGATCACCGTCAGCTCAACATCGAATTCAGCCCAGTGCGCTCCAGCAGGCCGCTCATTGAGCTGGACCTGCTCGATACCCAGCGCTTGAAGCGCCTGCTTGATCGCCCAGGGCGTGCCACGCTTCTTGTGCCAGGTGATCGCATTGCGGATCAGCTCGCGCCGCTGGCCATCGGTAATCGCCATTTCCCAGAAGTCGACCGAAAGCATCCAGGCCAGGTAAGGCAAAAAGGCCGGCGGGCATTCGTCGACGTCGTACAGCGTGCGGATGATGTCGGGGTCCAACTCACGAAACGCCGCCGAATCAAGCACGGCGGCTTCCAGTGTGGTCCGATTCTTGGGCAGGAGCCCCGAGCTACTCATAGTCCACCACCGGATCGATCTGGACGCTGGTGCAATACGGCGCTCCCTGAATATCCGCAGGAATGTCAGCGGCCGGGCTGATCAGCTCGACGTCACTGACACCGGCAACCCCCAGCG